AACTATCATCAGTAAGACCCCCATTCTTAAGTGTTGTCACCCAAGCCACCGGTTCTTGCTCTGGTTGAGCGAGTAAATCTTCCTCAGCTTTTGCATAACCTTTTTTGTATTCTTCTAACCGCTGAGGCATGTTTACTGTTTCTTCATTGTCGTACATAGCCATCATTGCGTTAGCAAACCAACCAATCAGAGTTTCCCTGTCAACATTGCAATTAGGGTAAGTTTTAAAAAAGAAATCTGTCCATTCCCTTGCATCTGTACTGCTGTGAATGCTCATATCATAGTCGCTCATTTTTAGCATCCTCTCTGACAACAGTTTGTACAAGTTCCTCTGACACAGTTTCCAGTATCTGACGGCATGATTCCACAATAGCATGGTAATGACCTACATCTTCTAATTGTGGGAAGTTGTGGTCTAAGTTACGCAATAATGATATCGCTTTGATGATGTCACGATTAACCCATTCAATTACGCTAAGCTCAAAGTTGTTCATATTAAACAGCCTACGAGTATTCCAGATAACGCCATTAATAAGATTGTCTCAAACTCAGAAAATTGGCATACCATTGTTAAAGTAATAAATATAGCAACGCTTACATAGATACATAAAAGCAATATCATAACCCCACCTTTTCAATTAAATCTAAACTATGTGTTTTTTCAATTTCTTCAGTCAATCTGCGAATATCCGCCTTTAGGTTGTCTATCACCATATCTCGATAAGCCAATTCCCCAGCAATTTGAAATTTCCCATGTAACTTTTCGCTAGTCATAGCAGACAAATGACGGATATTATAACCGCCTGCTTTATCAAGCTCCATTGGGTCTCGTTCTGCGTATTGTTTACTCATAACTCCACCTCATCAATAATTTCCTCAAAAGAACTAAAGAAATCATTTTTAGTTCTAACAAACACTTCACGAAGATTATTTGTATTAGAATAAACAATACCGTCAACCCACTCACCGTCAATTTTTACACGACACGCATTTTCAAGTAAGTAAACATCACCAGTTTTTTTGTTCTTGTATTGAATACTCATAACTCCACCTCCCCAGAATTCAACATATCGCAAGCCTTTTGTGCTGAATCATGCGATGTAAATAAAGGCGTTTCAAATTTAATATTTAAAATATAATCTTTTTTCCACATATTTGACTGTTTACTATAAAAAACAAAATACGTTTCTTTATTTTCTTCCAAGTCATCTACATCATCACCACACAACTCACCGCACAACTCATCCCTTAAAGCAAGCAAACGATTAAACCTGCACATTTCAACTGATGCGCGTTGTGCTTGTGCTTGGGTGGCTCGCTCTGTTTCCAATGCTATACCTTCATATATCCCACCATCTCCATAAATAAACCAATTCCCACCTTTTGGCTCCCATTTCTTAACGCCAACAACAGATTGAATCTGTTGCTCTAATTCTCTAACTCTATTTTGTAAAACTTCAATTGTTTTTTCGTAATCGTTCATAAATCACCTCTATTATCTGGAACTGCGGTTAAATGGCAGTGAACATCTCTTGGTAAAGATTTTTCACATTCATTGATTAAATCAAGCTGCTTTTGACTCGTATAAACAGCACCAACAAAAAGTATTAGCACAAGTATTGCAGGTATCCAAATCGCTCTGTAGTCATTCATAAATTACCCACACTTGCTATCTCCGCAGCTAGTACACGTCATACAACCATCCATCAGAATCAGAGCTTTGGTATTACACTTGGTGCAGAGTTGCATCTCAACACCTTTGGCTTCTTCTTTCTTAGCTTCTAAGTACGCCTGTTGATGCTCATCCACTTCAACTTTAATCACACCGATACTTTTTAAATGTTGCTCGATAACTGTTCCTATCTCTGCAACAAGTGATGGCATATACACACCACCTCTTTTATAGTAACCTCCTTTCGGGTCAAAGACATTCTTCAACTCCTCAACTAAGAACGTAGAATCACCACCTTTGCGCCATACTGCAGACACTAATCGTGTCAATGCAAGTACCCACTGAAAGTGCTCCATGTTCTTAGAGTTAATAAACATTTCATAGGGGTGACGCTCGTCACCGTTAAGCACCATATCGTTAATCGTGATATACAAAGCGTGTTCGCTCTGTGGCGTTTTTATTTTGTACGTTGTACCGGTTAGACAGTTTGGTCTAGGTAGCAATTCGTGCATAAGTTGTGCTTCAGCTACCGGTTCTTCTGTCTTGTCTACTACTTTATAACCAACAATCTTTTTATCTATCTTTAACATAGGGTCATTTCCCATCTTTTTGGCACAATAGTGTGCGTTCTTAGAAATTCCATAATATGCGTATTTTTACGCTTACCAATGCCAGGCTTTTTTACCTGTTCAAAATTAATTTGCTTTAGATCTTTACACTGACGTGCAAAGTCTGCTTTTTTGTAAAACCAATACGACATACCACCAACGCTTCTTCGGATCCTTTTTTCTTTGCGCATCTTTATGGATACATGGCGATATTCAAGTTGATTATCGATGCAGTAATCCATCACAGTGGTTTCATCATCACCAAAATGAATCACCCGCAGATTGTTTAGGCTTAAGTTTTTTGCATCGCCATCAACGTATTCGCAAGTATCACCCTCATCTGGCCAATATCCATGTGACATGTAAATAGCGATCTTCCATGCCGAGTACATGTTATGAAAATCAGCTTTGCGAAGTGCTATCAATGCATGTTTGTTTTTAGTCACTAACTTTGCTGGTGAATCCGATTCGTTACGATAAAAATTGCCAGTCTTCTGGCTATATTTAACAATGCTTTTAATCGCTGTCAGTTCTTTGTTGTCCATCAAAAACTCCACTTATTACATCAAAAAAACGTATTCTGTCTGTTGCACTGAGCCTAGCTAGTGCCTTGTATAGCTTTCTGGTTTCGCCATTGTGTTGGCGCATAAGTCGTTTGCAATGCGCTTCAAAACGCTTATGGTTTAGCTCATGCACCAAACCCAAGGTAAATACTTCACTGGTAAACCTGTCACGCAAAAATGGCGACAGGTTAATAAATATCTGACTAATGTTCATCTCTGGTGCTTAATCACGTTAAAGATTGGTCGTTGTTCTTTGCATTTATCGCATTCTCTATAACCACGACTTTGATAAATTCGCCAGTGATCGTGCTTGCATTCACTCTGCACTGGCGTTACCGGCTCAACCGGTTTAACTAATGGTAGATCCATATTCCCGCCAAGATTAATACTAATACATAAAAAATCATTGCTGCTAAATCATCAACTCCCATCAGCGTACTCGATTAAAAAACACACCACCATTACTACAATACCTGTCCAAAAAATCAATTCAACCACAATCATCCTCCTCTAATGCTCGAAGCATCAGCTTCAATTGTTCAATTTCTTTTAAGATCTGAAGTTTAATTTTCTTCAGTTCTTTTTTGTTTTTTTGCGCCATCTGTAGACGCTTGTAAACTTCGTCTTTGGTCATCTCGTCACCATCTCACCACGAACATTTCTTTCCATCTCATACACGGAATAAATCTTACCGTCATGGATGATGAATTCGCCAATACTGGTTTTAATCACTTCATGATAATGACGGTGCATAGTTGCTACTGTAATAAAACCAACCAATGCACCTGCCACAAATGATGCTACCAGGCACCAAATTATTGCACTGTCTTTCATGACTGATCTCCAATGTGGCGATATTCACATTCTTCAAAGAATGTAATAGGTATATTTAACGCAGTCCAAGATCCCGTATCATAATCTTTGATTTCAAACTCAACCCAAGGATCTGTTCTGCGTTGAGCTGCTTCCGCATATTTCATTATTAATGCTGCGTGTGGGTGTGCAATTGCTGGTCTATCATATTGAGCAATAACATCCCATCCGAATTTGTCGCCTTTGCGATCAAGCCAGTGTATTTCTAAGATAGCTTCCTCTGCGCCTTTTGGTGCAATTTTCCAGTTAACTTCAAAATGCTGATTGTCATTCCAATGATCCAGCTTTAACTTTAAGATCTCAGCAAACTCAGCTTGCTGAGTTGCCATGTCAATTATTTCGGCAATCTGTTTTTGGGTTAATAAGCTCATTCTACTACTCCTGTTGCGCTGTCGGTGCAGACAGCAGTAATTATTCTTGTAGGACGTTTACTCATTTGATATGCGCCTACTGCAAACTGCCATTCCTGCTGTGCATTGGCGCATGATTGGCGTGTGTCATATGGAATTGCCGTTGTTGTGTAGGCAATTGTTTCGTGACGTGTTGTATGACCTTTCTTGTCGATGGTGGTATCGACTGTTAGAAAAGACAGGGTTAAAATTAAAGATGCACTCATGGTCTTATGCCTCGAATTGTGTTGTTTGTTGGATGATTTCAAGTTCAGCACGGATCTGCTTGCTGACCGTGTCGATAAAAGCATCCTGTTCTTCCTTGTCGGGAATAGCGTTAGCAATGAAGCTAAGTCCACGAACGATCTCTGTGCAAACAATCGCAACATTGTGCGCTGGATCATTTGAGTTGATTGCCTCAGCAATCATTTGTTGTACTGGATTGATCATCGCATTGCTCTCTTAAGTAATTTTCTTAAACGGGTGTTTTCTTCCATTGCTTTGGAATGGAGTTTTGCCATCGCTAAAAAAAGCGCAAGCATCACTAAATAGGCGACATCCGAGTCGTCTAGCCACTTTATAAATTCGTACATTGTCGTGCCTCAAAAAAGGCCACTTGTCTTAGCGGCAGAGTAGGAGTATTTGTTATTGCATTAATGTTTCGTAATCGTGGTCTGATTTGAAATCAGATATATAAATTTCATCAACGCCTTTTTCAGCATCTTTGTAAATATCACGATCTTTGTCGTAAATGTGTTCATCTACGATTTCAATCAATTTAGATGATAAATCTGGTTCAAACTCGTCACCATCGTTATCAGTGAACGTCATTTGGTCAACTGCTATCTCGCGATCATCTTCAATATCATGATTGAAGTCAGCCGGTATATATTTACCGGACAATATTGCAACTGCTTCAATGCTAATTATTGCTCCATCGTTTGATACGATGTCAAAATGTATTGTGACTTCCATTTTAACCAACCATTTTAATAATAAAATGTGGAAATAACTCAGCGATAATTGCTAAGTCTGGGCAATGCTCTAAGCGTCTTGTTTGCGGGTTATAAAACTCATACATGTTTAAAGCAAAATCTGATTTTTTAACTAATACTTCCATCTTGTTCTCCTAAACAACCGCAGCACGCATTACTGACCATTTACGAGGCCAGTGATGACCATCACGCTTGAACGTGTTGACGGTGCGGATTGCCCCAGCATCAATTGCTTGAGCGTGGGTGCGAAATGGCACCCATTTAAAAAAACCGTTTACGACTACAAAGCCGCAAACAGAGGTTTGTTGTTTTTTCATTTTCATTTTATTTACTCCTAAATAGTTGGGCGAACTGGGCGCATATTTACGCCCAGCTTTTTTTGTTGTTTATGCTGATAATAATGTTTTGATGCCGTAATCAGATTCATAATCTTCTAGTCTTGCATCTGCTGCTTGAAGTGCGCAAGTCATCATTGCATCCCAAAAATTTGCATCATCTTCTTTTAATCCGCAGTTTTCCATATCAATGTTGCCATCAGTTAAATATGAAAAACCTAATTTTTTACCAACGGCATCAATTCTTGCTATTAATTCTGCGTAATCTTTTTGTGTTGCCATGTCGTTTACTCCTAAATTAATTTTAATTCTTTGTAAAGAGCTTCTAAATTTTTTTGTCTTCGTTCATCTGAACTGGACTATAGATTACCATAACTGTTCACGAAGTAAACATATTTTTTTATTTTTTAAACAATAGAATCTAAGAATGCGCTGTAAGCCGCGTCATATCCCAGTGCAACGCAAACGAAGGCACCGGCATCGTGTGCGGCTTTTAGATATTCGAGCTGCATTGGTTGCCATTTTGACTTAGTGTGATCGAGTCGTTTCATCTCGCACACAAACGTGCGTGACATTGGAATAATAATGTCTGGTGCGCCTTTAGTCATGCCTTCTGCTTTCTGCCGTGCTACCTGCTCCCAGGATCGCTTGCCTTCGTTTCTGATATGTGTCGCAATCAAACCATAGGTGTCGGGGTATTCACGTCGCAGTTGCGCAAAAAAAGTAATTGCCTCCAGTGCTTCACTTGGACAATCACCACGATATGCTGTGTTACCGTACACTTTTAACCAAGGGGGGAATTTCATCTTTTCTAAATCCTAAGTTGTAATTGTATATCTTGTAAAAGTCGCCCACTTTTTGATAAGTGACCGTGTCTGGCTTTACCTTGCCATTAAGCGTAACAGCGATAAAACTGTTGTAGTCGCGCGTAAGTTTAGGTGTAAACCAGACGCTAAACGAACGCCACTCTGTCACAAAATCTACGCGCAAACATTCGTTACCAGCTTTGCTGACTGTTGGCGTAACTTTCATATCAAGCACTTCATCGGTGTGCGATTGATATGGATCCATTTTGCGTTTTCGATAATCACGCACCAGCTTCTCATTGGGATCAATCAATTCTTCTTTGCATGCCCTGCAATACCGAGCTGTGATGTCATTTCCTTCACCGCATTCATGACATGGCTTAAAGCTCCACTTGTAGTCGCAGTAATCAGACTGACAAGCTCTGCCGTAATGCGCTGGAAAAAATCCATGTTCGGTTTCAATTCGATTGTTTTGCAGATCCACAAAATAGCCGTTGTCATCTATGCCAAAACCCGCATCATTATCTCTGGGTTTAAACTCATTTAGTGTTCCACATTTCTCACAACGTGCAACCAGGTATTCACCATCAAAATCGCTGCTGTTGATTGTTTTTATGTTTGGATTAAAAACGTCACCATCGGGCGAATGACGATCAACATTCTCTGCGTAGTCTAATACTAAGCAATCTTCTTTTCCGTCGCTTAGACGCAAACCTCGTCCAATCATTTGCTGTAGAAGTGCGGCTGACTCGGTAGCGCGTAGCAATGCAATCACGTCACAGTGTGGTGCGTCAAACCCAGTGGTCAACACCGCAACATTCACCAGGTATTTAATCAACTTTGCCTTGAACTTGAGCAAAATAACTTCACGCAAACCAGCAGGCGTGGATCCAGTGACAATCTCAGACAGCTCTGGTGGTAGTGACTCCATGATCTCACCAGCGTGTTGCACTGTCGCTGCAAAAATAATCACGCCTTCTCGGTTTTTTGATTGTGCAATGACATCCGCTACAATTTTTGAAGTCAGTCTACCTTTGCCATGATACGCACGGTCAACGTCTTCTTTTGAAAACTTACCCATACTGTTTAACTGCATGTCTAGCGTGTGGTAATGCTCGCTGTGGATTTCTCCAACAACAGGTGGACACAAATAGCCTTGGCTTATCAAGTCGCGTGCAGTCACCTTGTAAATCAGTTTATGAAAGTACGGCTCACGACTTTTGTTTTCATTCAACGCCACATTACGCTCGTCATACTTGTAAATGTAGCCGGTATTCATGCGATACGGTGTCGCTGATAAGCCAATGACACGCAAACGCTCATTGAATACTTGTAGCTGTTCAATGATGTGTATGACGGTTGGTGTGATCCGATGGCATTCATCAATAATGACGGCACAGAATTGACTACCAAAGCGTTCGATTTGGTTTTTGATACTGACAGGAGTGCCAACAACTAATGGATGTTTAAGGCACGTTTCACCAACGCTTGCGCTAAAAAGTGACACGTCGTTTCCTGTGGCGCGTATCTTTTCAGCGTTTTGCTCCAGCAGTTCTTTGCTCGGCACAATGCACAAAACGTGTTTGCCTTTGCTTACCTGGTGCAATGTGTTGGCAATCTCAGCAACGATGATGGATTTTCCTGCGCCTGTTGGTAGTTCAAGAACGCAAGACTCCACATTTTTGCGTACCCATGCAATCGCTTCATCGTGTGCATGCTTCTGGTATGGGCGCATTTTTTGTTTCATGACAACTTCCAATACTCTGTGGGTTCACCGGTAAAAGCCGTGAGATCTGCATTCGGCAATAGTTCTTTGATAGCTTTAGCATAGCTAACAGATCCCTTCTTAACCACCTTAGTTAATTTGTGACCATCAATCTCACTGTCTTTATTGTCACAGCCATTTACAATTTCTTGCAGTGTTGTTTTGGCTAATTCTTCAAGTGACGCTATCTGCGCCTTCAAATCAAAATAATATTTAACCTTGTCGTCAAGACCATCAACAGCCGCATGTTTTGGTGCAAGATGCACAGCCGCATTTTGAATGCGTTCTGTCAAATAGTATTCTTCGTAGAATTCCAGTAGTTTTGGCAGGTTTTCTTTAATCCATGCGTCATCGTAATCCACCATCTCGGTTGATGATCCAAACGGACTCCATTGGTAAAATATGCACGTTTTTCTGCGCGTCACAAACAATTGAACTTGAATCTGCGCATAGTAATGCGGTTGCTCTGCAATGGTTTTAAAAATTGGTTCAGCTACGTTGCGCAAACTAAACGGGCATTTAATTTCAATCAAGTGATCGCCAACAAATCCATCGGGTGATGCACCTAGCCACACGTCAAAAGGATGAAATCCAGTTTCTTCAATCGTACTACCAGTTTCCATTTGGAAATCTAGTTTTGCCATGTCCTCATGAAACGTGCCGTACTCAGTAGCAGCGTTGCCTTTAAACTCTTTTTCTGCATTGTGCCATTCGCGTACCATTGCACGCATCACATCTTTGCGTTTTTGGTTTGGTGATAGGTTAAGGATTGCACCCACTGATGATGCTGTGACTCTACCCAGTCTTTGGGCAAACCATTCTTCTGTTCTTTGCTCAATCATTTTATCTTCCTCGTAAAGATGCACGTCCTTGTGCGTTAAATTGGTTAATTAAAAAGGAATTCCATCTTCAGAATCATCAATGTTGATGTAGTTTGCGTCAAAGCTGTTAATGCCAATGATCAAAGACATTTTCTTTGGGCTGAACTGAATGAAGTTTACATCTTCAACAACAAGTGCAATTGGATCAAAGCCAGAGTCAATAAGAAGAAATCTGCCAGTTTTTTGAATTTTCATAATAATCACCTTTTTTATTTTTATCTTAGCGTTATTGCTTTCGATGTAATTATTATCTCAAATGCTGACATCCATGTCAACACTTTTATTAAATATTTTTAACTATTATCTAGTGATTCATCACATGGTGGATTATAAATTATCTTGTCAAATAAAATATTAGTTAACGAGCTTCCAATTGGTAACGTACAAATACCATTTTCAGCTAAAACTCGTTTATTATCAACCATATTGGATAATACTACTTTTTCGTATTCAACTGTATATAGATTATGGTTTTTTGATATAATTGTATATTGAGTTTTCTTTAGTTGTATTTTCCTATCATTTGGTATAATTACCATTTTAAAATCATCCTCGGAAAGTGATGTATTACTACATCCTTTGTTTTTAATCTCTGTTGTGTCATCGGTAAATCTTATCAAGTATGACTTTGACCTTAATGCATAGAATCTTTTAATTGTTTTGTTGGTATATTCCTTTTTTAAGGTTCCGAGAATTCCAGAGACATTGTTACCAGGTATATCCATCCATTGCGATACTAATTCATTCTCCAGATCGAATTCCCCCTCTTTTCTTATTATGAAACTATCTGTATCCATGTACATTAAAACTGATGATTTTAGGTTTGGTTTTATCACTTTGTAAAGTAAAAAGTACATATGCATCTTTGAATTCTCTAAAATTGCAAATCCAACGTAAATAGGTTTGGAAAATGCCTGTATTTCGTTACTCTCAGCAATGTACAAGTTTTGAGTGAATAAATCATATGACCTAATCGCAAAGTCTTTATAGTCTTTTAGCATTTTCCTCTCATCGTTAACTGAATAAAATTTTATGGCTTTACGCTTCAACACGTTTTCCATTGATTTACCATAAACAGCGTTATTCATAAGCTTCCAAAAATTCTTTAGAAACTTGTTATCGGTTGCATTTCGTTTATCAGTATTATGTAAAATATAATCCTTGAGCCATTTTTTCTGTTTGAATCGTAAGATTGAGCTCACCCCGGTAATGTCTATACCACCCATTCTAAACGCTTGCTGGATAATACATATATGTGCCTTATAATTTTTCTTTGGTAAAAGATTTGGTATTAGTTTTCCATCAATATGTTCAGCGAAAGGAGGTAAATCATTGTAATAATAATGTGCTTGTTGTAGAAATGATACATCAATTTCAAATATATAACCTATTTCATCATCCTCAGTCCAAGTTTGTATTTGTTCGAAAAGAAATTCTTGTTGTTTTATTGCATCAGGGAATGTAATAAATTCAAACCCACCGTATGGAAGACTTTTACACATTGCGTATCCATATAAATTCGTTACATCATAATAATCAATACTATAATTATCATTTGACTCGGCGACTTTTA